ATGGAAGTTAGTCATATCAGCTTGCATCTGCTGACCATTGATTGACTTGCCTGACTGAATACCTTGTGGAAGCTGGCTAGGATCAAAAATACCTACAACCGCTTGTAAATCCTGATTCATGCCTTGTAAAGCAGCCATCACGCCCGCAGGAGGTGGCTCTGGTTGCAGTCTTGTAGGAGCTGGAGCTGGTCTACCTTCGGTATCTGTTTGTTTGTAACGCAATACAGGCATAGCTTTGATATTAGCCATTGCCCATTCGTTCTCATGTCCTTCGTCTTGACCCTCTGCCAACAGCCATTTAGCTTTAGGAGCAAGGGCTACAGTTTCAGTAAGGGCAGTAGACCAATAGTTATACATACGCTGTGGGTCTTTAGCCATACGCACAAGACCAAATTTCTTATGCTTATCGTCTACTCTGACTTCTTGACCATAAACAGGCACGATTGGGATATATTTACCAGCCCATTCGCCTTCTTCAAGGATTTGCATAGCGGTTAGCTTGCAGTATTTAATCTTTTTGCGCCATACATCACGCTTTGCAATGACAGTAATGCCTGCTTGGGCTAAAACTTCCTTGCTTGGGACTTCGCTGGAATAGCCAGTTGTGCCATCAGATAGCTCTAAAAGCATATCTTTGATGCGTTCTGTATAGAAATACTCAGCTATGCGTATATCTTCTTTTGTAACCCATTCGCTCTCTGTATCGCCCGTTCCTCTTGATGAGAAACCCTGATCCACTTCTGCATCTGGGTACATGGTTTTAAACACTTCTTTACTGACAACTGTTGTGATAAGAACTCTTTCAGCATCAGAGCCATCAGGCAACACGCTATTAGGATCAAAATAGACAGTAAATGGGTTCTCAACTGGTCTAATGTAGATTTCTTGATCAAAGCTGTCCTCTCTTACATAGTCAGTAGTAATGCGCCAGTAGCCCCACCCCATCTTTACGCAATATTCAAAAGCGTGGTCATAAGCTGCATCTGCATCGGATTGGTTCTCAATATGACGGCAAATACCTGTCAGAATCTCTGCTACTTTCTCGTCTGACTCATTGTTCATGCCATGCACTTTAATGCGTGGGCGTTGCTGTCTTTGCTGGTTACAGATTTGACGGATATAAGCGTCAACTTTATTGATAGTCAAACAAGGTCTAGCTTCTAATACACGGCTATTTTGCACATCTACAGGCCATTGATCGCCTGCTGCAAATCTCACATCATCAAGAGCTTCTGCACGATTGTTGCTATCCGAATCATTACAAAGTCGTAAAAAATCCTTTGCTTCACCGATTCTGCCATCTGATTGGGAGTCTGCAACGCTATCGTATGCCATAATTTATTTCTTTTTAAAAGATTGTGATTTTTTATGCAATTCATTAAGTTTTGCACCACGAGCGTTAATAGCTTGTAAATTCACGGGTAAATGACTAATTCCTCTTAATTTTGCTGCTGCTACTCTATGATGCCCATTTTGGATTATTACATTTCCATCTGAATACACAGAAGCATCAATAGGTTCTTTTAAATATTTCTCAAAGTTTTTAGTTCCAAAATGTAATGCAGCTTGCTCTTCCGTTAAAGAATGAACTTCTCCAGAGCCTTGTCTTTTAAATTCATGTGTAGGCAAATGAGTGATTTCAGGAATTTTTTGGTGATATTTCTCAGTTTCTTCAAAATGTGGCTTTTCTTCAGGTTTATTACCCATCTTTTTATTGATGTAATCTTCCCTGTTTTCAGAAGTAACAATTTCTCTAGCCATACAATCCCTTAATTATTGCCCGATTTTAAGACAAATGTTGGATTTTTACTACACATTTTAACCCATCCAAGAGCTAGGAAGTTGATAAGTTCCCTTTTGTTTGGGTGCTTTTCTAGGTTCGTTGACCATCAATCCAATGTAACGGAAGGCATCTGCCCCGTGCGAATAGTTGTCATGTAGAGGTCTTTGGCTAAATTGCTTAGTATCAGGATCAACGTCATACCGATAATGCCTAAGGCATTGTAAGCCTTCGTGCGTATTGGTCTTATCAAACCAGCACTTATTAAACATCATTCGGGCAGCATTAATAGAATCAACAATTGGTGTTCGCTCAATAACTCTAGTGTTATACCCTGAAGCTCTAACGATTTCTTCAATACTCTTGCCGTTTGAGGCCAAAGTCTTGTTTCCAGCATCATGAGGTAGCCAAATGGTGTCAACAACGTATCCATAAGACTGAATTTTAGCTAAATAATGAGCAATTGTTTCTTGATTGTTCTCGTAGTAGCGAATAAGGCGGGTTTCCATGCCTATAAATTGGACTGCCCAAAATGCCGTTTGGTCAGCCCAACCGAGGTCAAACACAAAATGAACGGGTTTGATAGGGTCGTAAGGCACATTAGTTATGCGCCCATCTAGCTCTGCCATAGTCATTTCTTTAGCAAAGATAGCACCATCTACTGTCTGACGGCATAGACCTTCCCAAACTGTGTTGTAGGCTTCTCTATCCCTATTAAAAAGGGCATCTTTCTCTAGTTTGAGTGTATCTGGGAACCAGGGATTGTCTGACCAATTAATCTTTGCAACTTTGCAATTTTGCGGTGGGTTAAGAACAAACCTTTGGTAAGTTTCGTCTGATTCAAGCTCTGGGTTGAACGTGACCCAGATCTCCGAATTCTCTTTTCGGATTGTAGGAATAAGTACGTTCCAAGATGTTTTAGATACGCTCTGTGCCTCCTCGACCCAGCATATATCCACACCCTCATAGGACTTGATGTTCGCCACGTTGTTTTTAAGCCCAACAAACGCAAACTCCGAGCCATTTTTACCCCTGATGGAGTTTTGTGTAATTTCATAAAACGATTCTAACTTTAATGCAATGATTTGATCTGATAGCAGCTTATGAACTGATTGGCCTATTGAGTTTTGGAATTCACGGGCGCATAGGACTCTGGTTGGCTTTTTGACACCAAGAACCAATAAAGCCCTCGCAACACCCCAAGACTTAGCCCCACCACGACCACCATAAAGAACCTTATAACGCATAGGCTCAAAGAGGAATTGCAGCTTGATAGGGAAGTCAACCGCAGATATTGCCTCCCGCAGGTCTTGAGTGATTTCACTCACTTGGCTTCTTTAATTCCATGCACAAAACATTCTTGATATTTAAGAAACCATTTTGTTGCGTCAGCTTTTTGTGCTTCTATTTCAGTTTGTTGCTGGCGTAGCATGGTGGCAGCTTTAATCATATAATCTGTCGCATCATTATCTGAATAAGCAGCTTCTAATTCATCAGCTAGTTGATTTGCGTTCATTATTCCCCCTGTGGCTTTACAAACCTGACTTCTAATGAAGTAACAATGCTGTTTCCGTCTGCATCTTCAAGCGTAGTGGCTTGGACTGCCTTGCCGTCTAAACGATCAGCTACTTCTTTGACAGCCCATGCTTCCCCTGCTTCTGCTTGATCTAATATCTTGTCAACAATCCTGCCAATCTTCTGAGGATTCTGAGCTAAAGCCCTTCTCATAGCATCTAAAAAGGGCTTATTCTTTGTTGCGTTCTTGTTACCAATAGGCGCACCGACAGGATTATTTGACTTTTCTTCCATTTCTTTGAATTATAAATACTTTTTGTTGTATTTACGCAACAGGTTGTGCATCTGTATTCTGTGACGCAGAATCATTCTGTTGTGTGGAAACAACACTAGCCTTTTGAATAGCTTGGACTTGTGCAGTAGCTTGTCCATGAATCTTAGCAATCAATCCAGCTACTTCTGCATAAGCAGCGTTACCAACGTGTTTAAGGATTGCTTCTACTTCAGCTATCTCGAGATTTAAGTTAATCATTTCTTTTTAGCCTTTGCTTTCTTTGCTTCACGCTGAACATTGAGGGCAATGGCTAAAGCTTGCTTCTGTGGCTTACCACCAATTTCCATTTCAGTTTTAATGTTTTTGCTTACTGCCTTCTTGCTGGCTGATTTTACTAATGGCATTGCTTTACTCCTTGTTGTTGCCTTCTTCAAGGCGGGTTTTGCTTTAATTTCTGCTTTGCGTGGTTCAAAATCTTCTGTTGCGCCTACAGGAAATGGCCACGGAGCGTGTGGATTCTTTGGTGCTGGGCCAATTACTTTGCGTAACCATTCTTTAATCTTGTAAATCATACTTCCCCCTTTAGGTTTAACAATTCCAGTTTTTTAAACTAGCTTTTGCCCGTTCTGCTGGGCCTTTTGCTTTCTTTACTACACCTTCCATTCTTGCACAAAATGATGCTTTACGACCCTTATCTTTTTCAGTCTTTGGGTTTGGTGCAGGAGCTTTTAAGTTGCTGCCATTCTTGGCATTGTATTCAGCTCTACCTTTGGCGGTCATTCCTGCGCCCTTTTCGGTAGGGTTGTAGGTCTTGCCCTTACCTGTTGTCTTATGCGGGATAGGTTTGTCGTGTTTAGTAGCCATTATTTTTTCTTCGCAGTCTTAGCTGAATCAATAAATGCTTGCTTGGTAGGTGCGCCTTTAGTGCCAGGTTTACGCATCTTTTCTACAGGCTTACCTTCTGCCTTTTCTCTTGCGATACGTTCTTGCTTTTTATGGATATTGGCATATAAGCCAGGTTTAGTTGCCATCTTGTCCCTCAATCCAGCAAATATCTTGCCAGCTCATCAGTAAACATTTCTCGCCCTCGTGGTCTATCTTAGTAAACTTTAGATATTCCTCTTTGGGGTTATCATTCATTGTGCCAAAACGGACTCTTGAGCCTACTTGGATTGGCATTGCTTCTCTGCGGTCTGCTGATAGTTTCTTACCAGGGCCTACCGCTACTACAGTTCCCATGTTCTCAGCTTCTTTGTTATTCACAATTAATACAGAGCTTAAAACACGAACATCTGGGCGGACAATAATCTTGTCCCCCAGAGGTTTAAAAGTTACAATTTCTTCAGCCATTCAATATTACCCTATTGGTTGGTCA